TGTCAATGGATTCTGAACAAAAAGACAGGCTGATAGAGAAAATTTTAAGATACAAACTGACCGAGCATCCGACCCTGCCTCTGCCCGACAAGAAGCAGCGCATGACGATGATCGACAACATTGGCCCTGAAAAGGTCATGGAGTTGTTTATTGTCAGAGAGAACAGGGTTACCGCAGAGAACTCCGATCCGCACAGGTATGGGGCTGAACTTGAGGCGTGGAAGGATGCTGATGAACTTTTGTGCAAGTATAATGAGATCGTGGGATTGGGAGGGAACCGGGCTGGCAAGACAGAGTGGGCGGCTAAAAGGATGGCTCAGGCGTTTGTGGGGGCTGACTTGTCCGGTAACGTGCCGCCTTGGATACTGGAAAGGATTCACCAGCGTGGACTCCGTATTTGGTGCCTGCACACCAGCAGCATGACCAGCATCGCGATGCAGCAGACTGTGTTCTATAAGTATCTTCCCGCAGAACTTAAAAATGCTAAAAGAAACAACAACATTCAAATTAGTTTCACTCAAAAGAACGGCTTTAGCGAAAACACGGCTGTTTACATGAAAAACCAGATTTGGTTCCTGAATTACAAGCAGGACATCAAGGTTGTTGAGGGTGGCGAGGTTGACTTTGTTTGGTGCGACGAACTTGTGCCTCAAGACTGGCTGGACACCCTGCGCTACCGTTTGGTTACCCGAAACGGCAAGTTGCTCGTTACCTTCACCCCGGTTCAAGGCTACACCCAGACGGTAAAAGACTATGTAAATTCCGCCAAGATCACCAAGTGGAAGGAAAGTGAGCTTCTGCCCAACAACAACGTCTTGGGCGTACCCGCAGGCCACATGCCCTATACGGCGGAAAACATCTATGGCAGGCACGCCTGTGTCTGGTTCCACTCCAAGTTGAACCCGTACAACAACTGGACGCGCATGAAGCAGGAACTTGCTGGAAGATCCTCTCATGACATTAAAATCCGCTGTTACGGTTGGGCTGACCAGACGGCTGGTACGGAATTTCCCTACTTTGGCGAGGTTAACATCTTTAAGGGTGATGTCATGGAACTTATCCCGGAAGGCACAAACTACATGGCAATCGACCCGGCGGGTGCCAGAAACTGGTTCATGCTCTGGGGCAGGGTGGACATGGACGGCATCCTGTGGATTTACAGAGAGTGGCCTGACCAAAGTTACGGCGAATGGGCTTTGCCAAGCGATAAACCGGACGGCAGACCCGGCCCTGCACAGAGAAGCGGAGCTGGAAGAGGGGTAAACGAGTACAGCGAACTGATCTGGGGACTGGAAACACAGGGAAACACTAGGGAAGATATTGTTGAACGCTATATTGACCCCAGAACCGCAGGCACGGAAACCATCACCAAAGAAGGTGGAGTCACCATCGTGGACTTGTTTGCCGAAGCTACGGTTCCTCTGTACTTGTTGCCTTCTGCTGCGGTTCCGGTTGAAGAACGGGTCATTTTAATTAATGACATGTTATGTTATGACAGGGAAAAGCCGATTGATCGCGAACATAATCATCCCAAAATAATGGTACATGAATCTTGTCAAAACTTAATTTATAGTTTAAGGGAATGGACTGGGGCGGATGGACAAAAAGGTGCCAGCAAAGATCCTATTGACGCTTTGGGGTATCTTGTAGTCATGCAACCCAGACACTACGGCGGCGAACAATGGGAAAAGCAAATGAAACAAATGTCTCAATGCGGTTCTTATTGAACTTCTACTATCTATGTATTCAGCTTCTTCTGATCCTCTGGCTATTGCGACGAATGTACCCGATGTCGGGGATTTGTTGAGCGAGTATGGCCGCGCAATGGTCAATTCCACGCAAGGAAACCTGACCACCAAGTTTGACGATATTCGGTTTGCCAGATGGGCTGGTCAGAGTGATGACGGCAAAAAGCACAGCAATCTTCGCCCTGAGGGCGATCCAGCGTGGCCGTTTGAGGGGGCAAGTGATGTTCGCAACCGTTTAATTGATTCAACCTGCAACGAGCTGTCTTCGCTTTTGGTTACAGCTTTTGAAAGGTCAATCATCCGCGCAAGCGGGGTTGAGCTTAACGACACATCCATTAGCGGAATCGCCACCACCCTTTTGCAGTGGATTCGCGACAATAAGATGCCGCTTGAACTTCGCAGGGAGGCTGAACTTGGCGCACAGTACGCTTTTCAGTACGGCTGGACGGCTTTCTTTGTAGGCTGGAGACAGAATATCAGCAAGCGCGAGCAGCAGGTTACCATGCAGGAAGTTGTTGCCATTGCACAGCAAAGCGGCAGCCCCACACTCATGCAGTTGCCTGATCTCATCATGCAGCAATCCGAAGAAGCTGCGGCAATCATTCAGGCTGCTGTGCCGGGGACTACGGAGTCTGAGGCCAAGCGCATGGTCAGGGAACTTGCCGAAACTGGCGTAACCACCCGCGATGAGGAGTACGTCAGCAAGAACCTGCCCGAGATCATCGCGCTCAAGCCTTGGGATGAAATTCTTTTCCCGCCCGAAGCAGCGGACTTGCAGCGTTCCCGTGTCATTTTCCGCCGCACTTGGATGAGCGAGGTTGAGATTCGCGAGAAGATCACCACAGAAGGCTGGAACAAGGACTGGGTGGAACTTGCCGTACAGATGGCTGGCAAAAGCAGCACTGTCTACAATACAAACATTTTGCCAAGCACGGAGATGCTCGTCTACAACGGGCTGAACTACCAAAACATGATTGAGGTGGTGTACTGCTACACCAAGAGCTTAGATGGAAAAGCCCCCTGCATCTATTACACAGTCATCTGCCCGCAGGCAGCCGTGGATCACCGCAAGGAAAGAATCTCTTATGCTATTCACGAGAGACTGGACTACGCGCACGGAGAGTATCCGTTTGTGGAGTTTCGTCGCGAGTGCATTCGTCGTGCCATTACTGATTGCCGTGGTGTCCCTGAACTTGCTCACACAGATCAGGATGAAATCAAGGCGCAACATGACTCCATCCGGGATCATACTGCCTTCTCGACTCTTCCTCCCATCAAAGTCGTCAAACGGATTGGGTCCATCAACAAATTTGGCCCCGGCGTATCTCTGCCAGTGGTTAACCCCACGGACTACACGTTCATGGATCCGCCAGCACGCGAGCCAAATGTTGCTTTTGAGCTGATTAAACAAGTTGAAGCAAGTCACGCAGCTTACTTTGGCACTGTAAATCCCATTGTTGACCCTCGTAAAACGCAACTGTCACAACAGGCGCTTGTCAACACTTGGCTGCTTACTTGGCGGAGCGTCTATCGGCAGATGTTTGCGCTTTGCTGCCAGTACATGAGCCCCGAGGAGATCCAGCGCATCACTGGAGGGCAACTGCCGCAAAGTTTGTCGGAAATCCACAACGAATTTGACCTTACCGTCAAGTTTGACGTGATGGACTTGGATAAAGAGTACATTGCCCAGAAGATTGACTTCCTTACCAAGATTGCACAGATGGACACTGGCGGAGTACTAAATCGCAACAAGTTGACAGCAATGATGATTCAGGCTGTAGCGCCAGAGATGGCGCAGGAACTTATCCTCAACCCGCAGGACGCAAGTCGCCAGATGTTCAAGGATGTCCAGTCAGACATCGGAAACATGCTGCTTGGCAACGAGGCCTTGTACCAAGAAAACGATCCTGCGGCGCAGACAAAGCTACAGTACGCACAGCAAGTCATGCAGTCCAACCCGAAGGCACAGGCCGCGCTCCAGCAGGATGAGAACTTTAAGGCTTTGTTTGAAAACTACGTTAAGAGCCTTCAAATGTCTGTTATGCAGCAGCAAAACGCGCAAATTGGCCGGATTGGTGTAACCCCTATAGCCCAGCAATAATGACTGAAGATCAAAAGAACGCCTTTGGCTTTTCAGGCAAGAACATTGTCTGGAGCGAAGTTATTAAATTAATTGAAGCCATGCAACAGCAGCAGTGGATGATTGCAATCGGCAAAGACACAAGGGGGGAAGATAGAATACACGCATGTGGTTCAGCGGACGGTATTAACCTTGTTTTATCGACACTTATTCAATTTAGACAGGACGCAAGACAATTAAATGGCTTGACTCCTACAGAAGATTTGGCATAACGCCACTGACGGGCTTTCCAGCGTTACTGGAATGATTAAATTAAGGACTTGCTACCTTTTAGCATGACAAAAACAACTACACAGCCTGATTCCGGGAGTCAGGAGGCAGCACAAGTACCCGTTGCAAATAACCTCGGAAAGATTGATGGAGGCAGCCTAGCTGATTTCATTAAATCAAATTTCCTTGACGAGGAAGGGGCGGCTCCAGCCAAAGAGGAGCAGCAGGCTGAACCTGAAGTGGAGACTGAGGAGCCAATTGTGGACTCGGAAGTTGAAGCGGAGGAAGAAGCCGATCAACCCGCTGAAGAAGAAAGCGAGGCTGAAGAAAGTTCATTGAGCAAGGGCGTCCAGAAGCGCATCAACAAATTGGTTGCGGCGAAGAAGGCGGCCCAAGCGGAACTGGAGGCGCAAAAAGCCAAGTTGGCCGAATTGCAGCAAGAACTTGAGACTGCAAAGTCTTATGTTCCTGAAGCAAGGGTCGATATTTCTGATGCAGTACAGCGTTTGACCTCGATTGAACAGATCAGGAAAGAACACAACAATGCATTAGAGCTTCTTATGTGGTGCGAAGATAACGCCGATGGGGGTACTTTAAAGACCTCTGACGGAGTTGAACACGAACTAAGTGACGTGGAAGTTCGCAACCTGAAGAAGGTGGCAATGAGGCGCAAGGAGGTCGAATTACCTGCCCGTGCTGAATATATTCAACACGAAGCTCAGGCAAAGGCTAACGCGATTAAGGAAATGCCGTTTTTGGCGGATCCCAAGAGTGAAAAGTACTTGCTGGCGCAACAGGTGGTTAAAGACTTTCCAGAGATTAAACGCAGGCCAGATCATTTGTGGCTCGCTGGAATATTTGCTCTTGGTGCCGAAGCAATGGCAGCAAAACAAGCGGCAAAGAAGACGGCAGCTCCAATTAAACGCGCCCCCGCGCAACCTGCGGTTAAAGCTGCTCCAACCGCGACAAATCAATCGGACTTGCAGAAAGCCAGACAATCCTTTGCGAAGGATTCTTCGATGCGAAGTGTTGAAGACCTCATTAAAGCAATGGACTTAGTTTAGTCCTTAACCAATCAACCTTATTTAGTTTTATGGCACTTCTTACTGAACCCCAACTTACTGGACGTGGTAAACGCGAAGATCTTGCTGACATGATCAGCATGGTGGACGCAAAAGACACGCCCTTCACTTCAATGGCCCGCAAGGGCAGCAAGCCCGGAAATATGTATTTCCGCTGGCAGGCAGATAGCAACCCCGCACCGAAGATCGGTGGTACGGTTGACGGCACTGACGTGACCTCAAGCGACTACACCAACTTCGATGTTGGCTTCCGTACTGAACTTGCAAACTACGCTCAGGTGTTCCGCATGGATCCTGTCCGTGTGTCCAAGCTGTCCACTGACATTGCTCAGGTGGCTGGCGTGCGCGATGAGCTGGCGTACAACGTGTCTAAGTCGATCCTTCAGTGCAAGCGGTCGATTGAAACGACACTTTGCTCCAACCAAGCGGCACAGCAGGACAACGGTTCTGTTCCCTACCTTACGGCAGGGGTTCAGACTTGGATCAGCACTACCGGGATTATCGGTGGCGGCATTCCAAATGTTCCCGGCACGTTTGCAACCCCAACGGACTCGATCCTGACTGGCGCATCCAGCGGCTTGACCGACACGGCTGTGCAGGGGCTGCTTAAGAGCATCTACAACCAGACTGGCCAGTACCGCTCCTACGATGCCATTGTTGGCACCGACCTGAAGCGTGCGTTCACCAGCCTGCTTGGCACAACCGCCCTCACAACCACCAGTACTGCTGGTGTTTTAGGCGCAGGCGCAACGAAGGTACAAACCTTCCAGCGTGATGCTTCTGCCGACGCCTACATCCAGTCTGTGGATGTGTTCCAAGGCGACTTCGGCACGGTCAAGTTGCACCCCACGGTGTTCCTTGGCACGATTAGCTCCGGCGTCTGGACAGTCACCCCGTACAAGGGGCTTGTCCTGAACATGGACTTGATCGAAGTGCGTTACGGCGGAAACGTGGCTGCGGTGGAAGCCCTGCCTAGCTTTGGCGGTGGCCCTGCTCGCCTTGTGGAAGCCGTCTGTGGTCTTGTTGTCGGGAACCCATTGGGTCTTGGCAAGTTTGACTTCAGCTCGTAGGCCTTCTGAGCGACACCTGCCATTACGCGACTGAGGTTGCGTTTCTAGAAGTGGTGTGACTGCTGGAGAGACAGCACAATTTTGCGACACCTGCCATTCTGGATAGCTCAGAGTGCATGGTCTGGGAGTTCTCAGACGACGAGTGGTGTGACATCTGGGAGAGATACCAGCCACTTTATGCTGAACATTGATCCTAGTCTTGCACCTCAGCTTGAGGCTGAGTTTCGTCGTGGATGGCAGATGCGGCGTGTACGCGCCGAGATCCAAACCAAACAAGCTGCCAAGTTTACCCAGATGCGACACAAGTCGATTGAAGGACTTGGTCAAAAGATGGGCAGTATCCCCGGAGATGCATATCATTTCTGGGGACACAAGTTGGGTTATGGGTGCTGGGATGATCCGCAGTTCTTGAAGGAATTTTGGCGCGACAACCCTCAGTGCAAAGTAAACTCTGGCGGCACAAAGGAAATCAGTGTAGGATGGGTTCCGTCCACCAACTTTAGATCCCGCACTGTCTACAAATGAAGACCGTTCCGTTTAGCGACATCCTTGCTTCCGTGTGTCAGCTTGTAGGGCTGGATAGAACAACGCTAAACGATAAGGCATTTGGTGCGATTCGCGACTTTGCCAGCAGGCGATTGTCTGTGATTTGGGATCGCGAGGAATGGCCCGACGTACAACGGTACATGTACACTTGGCCGGGGATGCCAGTTGAGTCGATTGAAGCCGGGTTGAACATTTTGGCCACGGAAAGCAATGTTCCAATAGCCACGGAAGACTTGGAGGATTTGTTTACCCAGAACGATCTTAACACAAACACAACGCGCATTAACTTTGACACCAACTTTAAACGCATTTACCTGCAAGACTTTGCAAACGACGCTTACAAAAAGAACACAATTTCTCAGTCGCATGTAAAGT